TACCCAGATCCTTTAAGGGATTTGCGAAATCACTTAAATCAATAATTCCAATCTTGGTAGGCAAATGATACAAATCATTTGCTATGGGTTTAAGAGCACGAATGACTGCATTGATCTTGTCAATCATCCCCGCAATAGTTACATTTACATATGTCTGTATATTAGTATAAAAATTTTCTATCTTTTTATCTAAACTATCTAACTGACCTTTAAGGTCTTGGAATATTCCATCTGCTCCACCCTTAAGAAACTCAAATGCTTTCTTTATCTGAGGAGCAAATAATGCTGCAACACCAGCTACGACTGCTCCAACCAGTCCAACCATGCCCAGTGTTTTGAGGAATCCTCCACCTCCACCTCCACCAGACATTCCTTTTATCTGTTTTATAACACCCTTAAGTGTTGCACTTAAACTCTTTGCGGCAATGAATGTTCCAACTAAAAGATTTTTAAGTGAATTAACTGCTGCCTTTATTACTCCCTCATTCTTACCAAGGAATTTTGCATAGTCACGACCAGTTGCCCTACCAAAGCGACTCTCTCTTTGCCTTGGATCTTCTTGAGTAACAGATGCCACAGCAGAAGCAGGAGCAACCATCATCCCTCGCGAACGTGAAAAGATTGCACTTGCGCCGCCAGGTGTAGGTTGGATGAATCTCTTTGCTCTTACTCCTGATGCTGCCATTTACATTCCTTGTTGTTGAATTCGTGCATTCTCTTCTTCAACATATTGATTTAACATCGCAAGATATATATCTCTCTCCCATGGCATCATGTTTTCAATCTCTGTTAAACTATATTTATGATGCTGCATGAGAGAAAAGTTGACCTTGTAATACGATTCAAGATCAATATGTGCCATAATCAACCGAAAAAACTTTGTAACCCTTCCAATACAACCTCGTTCTCAACCTTTGTATTTGGGTTGGTCACTTTAATAGTGTGTGAAAGTTTAGGCATAGTGGCAAAAAACTTTTCAATATTTTTAAATTGAGAAGAATTCAAACCATCCAACCATGACATTAATTCTTTCTTAGTAACATCAGATGTAGACCATGCGTCTTCTTCATTGAAGATCACATCAATACATGATCCAATAATTTCAAATGACTTATTCAAATCTTCACCAGAATCATCAAAACTAAAGTTATTGGAAACGAATTGATCCAGTGATGGATACTTCATACGAAGCGTCAGACTACCATCCAAGTCAATGTCTGGTGTATGTTCTTTGTTCTTTACAACTTCAATCTCGTCAATATAAATTTTAACGGGAACTGTTGTCTCTCCATCATCAGGGCAGGTGATAATCAGATCAACTGCTTCACCCACAGACTTGCCTCTGATATTTAAGAACAGATATTCAATATCAAAGATAGCAAGGTTCTCAACCTTAACCCCTCTGGTCTGAATACATTCCTTCAATGTATTTTTAACTGCAGTTGCAATCTGCTTTTCGTCTTCGCTTTCTAAAGCAAGGATGAGAATCTTTTCTTCTCTAACAAGGAAAGGACGATATTTAATTTTCTTTCCTGTTGATGGTAGTTCCAACTCATAAGTCGGGGTAGAAATCTTTGGTAAAGGCATAATGTTAGATTACGATAAAATTATTTAGTGGGGTATATTACCTCTTTCTAGGGATCTGTTTCGACACAGTGTACCTAGCATAGTTAAAGTTCACAGTAACTTTTGTTATTGAACTTCCGTCATAAGAAAATGGAATGGCAGCAATATTCATTGGGAATGCATCAATAAAATTATATACTAAGATGGGTTGCTCAAGGAGTCTTTTTTCAATTTTGTCTTCTTTGATTACTTCGTTTGGATTTCTCCAGAATCCTCTTTCAAATTTGACAATGGAAATCTTAGTCTTATATTGATTAGGATATCTCATCCTAAAGAAACTATTACTCTCATCAAAGTCTGCTTGTCCTTCTTCATCACCATCATATGTTGCACTACCTCTGCTGAGTGGATCAATCCAGTTCAACCATTCCTCAAAAATACGAACAGTATTATACTCTTTGTCAACATAGAAAGTCAAATCGAAGTCAGCAAAGATTCTACGCATCGGGAATCTTTCAAGAACTCCTTGACGACTTCCTGCTTCTTCTGCCATGTCAAAGGATGATCCTGGCAAAACTGCATCAGAACATAAGAAATCATATGTCTCTTCTGTGGATTTAGATTGATCAAACAATCCACATCTAGTGAGGTATCTATTCAAAGGACCGACACCACCTTGTCGAATATTAGAACGTCCAAGGTTTAGAGTCACCATAAACTGGGAGGTTTGAGACAACCCACCAAAGGTCTCTTGGACATCATTTATCTTCTTGTATAGCATCTCCGGCGAATATGTTGCCATCTAAATACTTTGAAACTACTTATATACTATGTATGCCGTATAGTGGAAGGTATCTCCCGTCGTATCCTAAGAAGTATAATGGGAATGCAAAGAATATAATATATCGTTCTCTTTGGGAGAGAAAATTTTGTTCTTACTGTGACTTGAATGAATCAGTGAAGGAGTGGCAATCAGAAGAATTTTGGATACCATACATCTCACCTGTAGATAAAAGAGTTCATCGTTACTTCCCTGACTTCTTTATTAAGTATGTGGATAAGACGGGTAAGTTAAGACAGATGGTGGTTGAGATCAAACCTAAGAAGCAGGTAGCACAACCAAATATGAATCCCAAGCGGAAGACTAAGGCATGGCAGAACTCTATCATAACCTGGTCAGTCAATCAAGCAAAGTGGAAAGCAGCACGAGAGTTCTGTGCTGACCGCAAGTTTGAATTTAAGATTATGACTGAAGACGATCTAGGAATCAAGTAATGCCAAGGAAGACTCTCAAGCAAAGACAGCAGGAAGCAGCAGAAGCAAGAGGTACTATTGGTCAAAGGATCATGGCACGAGCAGGTGGTGGTCAAGATCCCAACTGGTATGCAAATGAACTGTTTACTGAACTACAAAATAATCGTGGTGAAGCAGGACCAGGTTCTCTCTGTTTCTTCCAATACAATGCAAAGAGTCCTGAAAGATATCCTTTCTATGATAGGAGACCCCTTGCTTACATCATTGAAATCAGCAGTAGCAGAATCCTTGGTGCCAATTTACATTACTTAAATCCTGCTATCAGAGGAGAAGTTGCTGCTTCCTTGATAAATAAGAAACAAGTGGACTTTTCCGTAGGTTATTCCAAACTTATACACAGTTACATTCCGAGTAATATGGGTGATATGTATGCCATTCCAGTTGATGGAAACGAGTATCGTGATGTCGCAAAATTAGTCACTGAAAATTTTGTAGACAAGACAGGAATATTTGTGGGTCCAGAAACAGCGTGGGACAGTATTTAAATGTCAGTAAGCACAGACGCCAGAATAGCACCACAAGATAAGGGTAACAATCTCAGTAGTCTTGGTGGCAAAGATAAAAACTGGGTCACTGAAATCAATGGCAAGACTTACTTTATGGAAGTTAGACTTGCAGAGAATGGTGAAATACAATTAATGTCAGTAGAGCGAGCAGGTAATGTTGAACGTCCATATCTATTAGCTAACCTAAAAGATGGACAATGGAATTATGGTGGTTCTGGTAGAATATTTGATAGTGGATTAGGGACTGGTATAGGGACTCTGTTGCAACCAGTTCAGGCAGTAGTATCAAATGATGAAACAACTGCAAAAGCAATCATAAATGCGGCAACAGTAGGTGGTAAAGATATTACATTAGATGATCAATTAATCTTAGCAAGTCAAACAGCACAACTACTGTACAATAATAGAAAAACCAATCAACAACCAGGGCAAGTAACTCCCAATAATCCCAATGCCTTTTTACCTGGCAATGTCGCAGGTAATCCACAACCCATAGCAGTGCAACCATTTAATCCAAACGCACAATCTACAGTTTCACCTGGTAATGCAGCTGCAGAAAATAATGAACCCGGAGAAGAGGGAAAAGATAATGTGATAGAGGAGGTCGGTGATAAAATAAAGGTAATAGGAAAAAGTGCTTTTGATATCATTGGTGGAATATTAAAAGACTTGAAAATAACTGAAGAGGACATTGCAAAGTTTGACGCAATGTTTGAAGCAGGTGGTGGTGATCCAATCCAAAGTGCTCAATATCCAGTAGACAATACCTATGGACAGATTCGCGGACAGGACTTTGTTACCATTGACCAGTTCATATATCAACCACCAAGAAGAGATCAAA